CATAAAGGGGTCGCATGGCGTGCTAACATCAACTCCACGACATCCCATACTTACATTAACATCAGTATCAGCACCAGGTCTGTTCGCGAGTGCTGAAACGGCCGCCGTCCAATTAGCAATGGTCGTTTTACCATCAATCGTGGGATTCTTATACCAGGTTCCATTCGTAGAGCACCCAGCATTTAGTAAAGCCTGCTGTAAGCACTCCTTCGTATAATTAGTCGGTCCCTGTCCTCTAGGATTCAAGCAAGGGTCATTAATCAAAAGCTCGGCACTGGCCTGTGATGAGACATATGGCGAGGCAGCACAATCAAAGGCGGCCAGCTGGTCTGGCTCAACGAAGGTCAGCGGAATGAACCCATCAAGAGACATGGAGGTCTGCCCGCCCTGTGGAAGAAGCTTGGCAGAATAGGCCTTGACGTCTGAAAAGTACTTTGGTGCTCCCTTGCGTATGAAGGTTCCAGAAACCTTGTCAAGCTCCAAGAATTTCTCAATGGCTAGCTTGTAAGGCTTATTAGCTGGTGTCAAACTCGTGATGATACCATAGACATAGGGGCCCTCGACTGAAGTACCCTTTGACACATTCACATTAACGCTCGTTCCTTCCTTCACGCGACCGAGGGGGAGTTGCATAGTGGAGTCTGAAAGAACAGCAGGCTTGAGAGGGTCAGCACCAGCTACCTTCTGACCACCGATACTAACAACAACATTTCCAGCACCCCAGAGCCATAGTGTAAGAGGCTGGGTTCCTCCGTTCGCGGGAATCCATGAGCTTTCCTTATTTGACACACACTGAGAACATCCGTTGCCGAGTCCATGAGATGCCCTACAGGCAGCACGAGCCTTGAAGGCATCAAAGTCGGCTTGGGTAATGGCTAAGGAAGGCTTGGATGAGTCAGAGCGTGAGGCACCTTCACATGTAGCAGCATCAATAGAAGGTACAACACGAGGGAAGATATACTGGTTTGTTGTTTTATCCTTCTGGGCATTTTCCTTATCGGCAGCATAGACAAGAACACCGGTTGGCTTATTGAATGTTTCACCTGATTTCAAGCTACCAGAGGTGACGCACATACCACAGTTGGCTGCGAACGCCGGGTCGTCAAAAGGCCGGTCACCCACGCCCTTCTCCTTACACATCTTGATCATGCCAAAATAGCTGTTCTCATTATCTATACGGGGACTTATGGGGTCTACCAAGGGGCCCTGTGTCAAAACACCGTTCATCGGAACAAGGCTGGGAACGTTGAGGGCCATTTGACTCATATTTCTTAAGGCAGTACCAGCTGACTCAGATATTCCAATGGGTGCTGCAGGATTCTTCAGAGGATTCTGGGTTTGTGCCAAAGGGTTTGTTCTATCGGTCACCTTGTCATTCAAGGTTTCATAGCCCTCTGGGCTATAATTATAGTAATAAACTACTACGAGTATTACTAGAATTATTGAAATTATAAGAGGAAGAGTCCTCATTCTAAAGTGAAATTCTAAAATTAAGTGCAAAGCGTCAGCGTAGCAGTTGATTTTAGAATTTCACGGTGTATGAATAACTTTATAGATTATCAGGACGCAAAATTCCTGTGGAATCCAATTCGCGTGTAATCACTCTCATGGCAATCTGAACCTGGTGATTGAGATTGATGAGGCGACCTGAAGTCAAGGCCGTGTTCGTCAAGTAGTGTGAGATGTTGCCACTCGTGTAAGAATCGGCGATTCCACCAAGAGCCACGGGGGTAAATACACCCGTCGTCGGATCGGCGAATTTTCCACGAACAAGGATGGCATTCGCATAGCCCTGGGCATTGTATGAATATGTTCCGCCAGAAGAAAATACATAGTTGGCCGGTGCTGTGCCTGTGATTACACCCGTATCAACAACGAGAAGCCCACCATCCTGCTGGATGTAATTCAAGAAATCGGCAAGCTGTGTGGTAGCATTACCAGTGGCCGCCGTGCCCCACTGGAGATTCTTCATAACAATCTTGTCACCCTTTGTCACATTCCAGTGGTTGAAGTACTTGCTTGTCTGGATCCAGTAATAGGCTGAGGCATTTGTATCTACCGCCACATCCTTCTCGTAAAATGTATTTGTGAGGGCATTGGCGGCAGTGAAGTTAGCAGCAGTCATCGCAAAAGTTGGTATTATCTGGGAGATATCTAAGGTGTCCGCTGCCGTGCTCAAGGCTGTCCCATCTGGTCTCTGGAAGTTGAAGGTGAGCTTCTGAATCGTGGCGAGCGGTGTAGGCTGATATACCTTCTGGCACTTCATGAACTTGGGAATCATGGCCAAGTAGCCACGCTGACTTGTAATACTCGTATCAGAAATCCAGTTGCCGTCATACTGGAGAACACCAAAGGCTGAATTGAGTCCCTGGTTCGTGCCATAATTGTTCGTCTCTAATTCAGGGATACGCACCTGGATATATGGGAAAGAGAGGATATTAACATTCACACTGGAATCATAGGCCCCATCGCCACTCTTTGATACAATCATATCAAGGCCCTCACCAGGCATAATGGCTTTGATTAGCTCAATACGGACAATATTGCGGAACTTGACCGTGGCTGTGGGGCTGAGGCGAAGGCCGACAGGGAGATTGGAGGGGTCGAAATTCACTGAGAAGTTGTAGCGAGTTTCAGATGAATTGGAAATCCAGTCACGATCGCCACTGTACACAAAGAGATTGAGTTCAGACTCCTTGTACGCTATGCTATCTGGCTCTTGAACAATTAACATCTGCTGGCTCGTGGTGCGACTGTCACGAACAAGGGATGGATTTCCAGCTGACTCATTGATACGACGGTCAAGATTCGTTCTGTCACCCAGAATGAGGGCCCGCATATCCGGAGGAGGGGCATTTGTAAAAACGTTAGAAGCATTGGCACGTGACTCGAGGCGACGACGCTCGGCTTCTGCGAAAGCCGTTTCTGATTCTTCATTCGCACGACGACTTGACTTCGCAAAGACATCAAGAGTTTCGGCGAAGGCTGCCTGGCCTTGTGCCACTTGGCCTTGAGCCCCTTGGGAAGGGACACGTACCTGAGACTTCACGACAAGTGAAGTCTGAGTCATAGCCATTTGCTTCTCAACCGTGCGAGCAGCCTCAGCCTCTCTCTCAGACTTCATACGCTCAAAAGCATCCATGGACAAGGCTGGCTCGTCGTTGAGTGAGAGGCGAAAGTCTTGGACTGGTGGCTTGCTACGATTCTCCTGGCGAGCTGTCTGGAGCTTTGAAAATGCCGTGCCAATATCCTGGATGCGACGGTCTTCCGGTTGCACAGCAGTAGCATCTGAATCACGCCCTTCTACGCCAGGTCCTACCTCTATATCTGACACAACTGAACGGTCATCTCTCTGCTTGCGGTCCAAGTACATGATATAGTCAGGAAGAACGACACGTAAGACTTCCTTATTTAACTCACTGGCAGGCTGACCGTTCTTTACACGGTGAATTTCACCCATGTAGTGCTTGACAGTCTTGATAAGGCGGTTAGCCTGTCTCTCACTCAAATCATTACCGGTTCTACGACAGATATCATTGTATAAAACACGCTGAAGCATGGCCTCATTTTTTTCACTAAAAAATACATCCGTGGAGGACATCTCTACCGTTAGTCAGAAAAGTCATTGAGTCTAACAACGCGATGATTTTTCAAAATACCCTGGGTTCCCATTTTCAAGAAGAATACATAACCTTCCTCATCTGTAACATCAATTCGTCGGAAGGACTTCTACGACAAAAATCTTGGAAAGACTCTCCTTCCAACATACGAACAATAAAGTACATACAGAACATTCCACATTCAGATTCCTTTCTTTGAAAGCGTTTAGCATTCATCATTAACTTAAGGTCGGGTTCTTGAATTGTCAGCCACTGCATGAACTTATAGATCTGTGGAGGTGGTCGCATTCCATAAGAATCAAAGTAGTAATACTCCTTCTTGGGAATATTGATAAAGCTCGCTACCCAGTGAGAACCAGACTTGTAATGAGGGTCTAGGTTGAATATAATACCGATATAGTCCTTCCCCTCCAAGGCATCTCCGTCCAAGTCTATTTCGCAGATTTCTTTGATTAAACACTGCTTTTTGTTCGTATATGGGTCAGCAACAGAGAAATCAATCGGGACTGCTCCAAAGTACTTGAATTTAGGATTCGCTTCCTCATACTGTTTCATGACGTCATTGATGTTATTCGTGTCAAGCCATGCATCTGGGTCCTCCTTCCACTCAGCCGGCATTTCGGGACGCAAGAATTTCTTCAATTCAGTCTTCTCCTGTTCAGCAATAGGTAATGCTTTGACGAGACTAATTTGGTTTTCCGGGTCTATGTTTAGCTTATTAGCGACTTCCTTGAGTAGCCCGCCCTTTTGATATTCTTTTACACCAACCTTCTTAGCTGCCTTTTTTAAGACGCTAACCGGCAGACAACCTGCCTCAGTTACCTTTACACGAGGATGACACTGCTTACCTAGCTTTTTTGTTTTTTGTCTTTTCCTAGGACTAAAGAAGTCCATTCCTCTGATTATAGAGGATATAAAATAACCTGCCGTCAAATCTATAATCCTAAGGGAAAGAACCCCGAGGGTTCTTTCCTTATTATTATAGATTTTAGTAACTAACGTTAAGCACTTAAGTGTAAAGTACTCCCTAAAGGGAGTACTTATCTTAAATACTTAACGCTACAACAGAATGCCACCTCCTCTGCAAAACACTGTGTCAAGAACAATTGACCCTGCGAGCCCTGTCTGGTTGCCCTTTACGATTAACATAGGATTTCTTGCCATAATCGGTGGAGTAGCATTGTATAATTATATTGATACACCGACTGTAATTAAGGCACTTCCACAATCATCTTAAAAATTAAGAATCATTCGGTTCCGTCAAATACGAAAATTAAGAACGTTAGTTCTTAATTTTTGTATTTTCGGTAATGACGTGAAGTATCAAGAATGTAAGGCCACCGAACGAAGTGAGGGGGTACTTATATTCGGTACTTCACGGTTCTTAATTTTCGTATTTGACGGTAGATGAGTGCTCCAGCTCCAGATGCATCAATAAACTCTCAATCTGTAAAAGACATTTTTTCAGCTTATGCTCCAGCTGCAGGATGGATAGCAGGACTTGTTACCGTTCTTGTATCATTGATTGTACAGATCTTCACAATTAACCATGGAACATCAGGACAGCTTACAATTGATACAGGAATGCACGCGGCAATTTGGCCAGCATTAATTGGTGCAACAATCTTTGCATTCTCTTTTACAATTT